AAAAAGAGTTTGAGCGTTATGGCAACAGAACAATTAGTTCATTTTTAAGATTAGTAGGAGCAGAGCTTCCTTCTAATTCAGATTTAGTAAAATGGGCAGAGCAAGGTAGACTACACGTGAAGTATACACAGGTAGGTACTGCAGCTGCTTTAGCAGCTGATTCAGCAGTATTCCAAATTAACGACCCGGCTGCACCAACAGGTGTTACCACTACAGGACAAGTTCCTTTTTCAGCTCAAGGCGGTATCGCATTGAGAGAAGGACAGACTGTTGTTGTTGTACAGAATAATGGTTCAGGAGAGAATAAAGGTATCGTTACTGACGTTGACCTTAGTGTTTCTCCTATTCAGTGTACAGTTGCTTTCTATGAAGGTGGTGGTCTTGTAACTGCAGGTACAGGTCTTGCAAACTCTGACGTTACTATCTTTATATACGGTTCTGAATTTAAAAAAGGAAGTGACGGAATGGAAGGTTCTTTAGAGTCTGATGATTACATCTTTGAGAATTCTCCTATTATCATTAAAGACAAATATGCAGTATCAGGTTCTGATATGGCTCAAATCGGTTGGGTTGAAGTAACTACCGAAAACGGAGCTACAGGATACCTATGGTATATGAAGTCTGAGCACGAAACTCGTTTACGTTTCGATGATTATCTAGAGACAGCTATGGTTGAAGCAGTTCCTGCAGAAGCAGGTTCAGGTGTTGTTAACCCGCTTGTTAACCCTACATATGGTAATAAAGGTTCTGAAGGTGTATTCTACACAGTTGGACAAAGAGGAAATCTTTGGACAGGTGGTATACCAAATACACTTACTAACTTTGATACTATCATCGGTCGACTAGATGCTCAGGGAGCTATCGAGGAGAACGTTCTTTTCCTTGACAGACAATTTGGATTTGCAATTGATGATATGTTAGCAGCTCAAAACTCTTACGGTGCGGGTGGTACGTCTTACGGACTATTTGACAACGATGAAGAGATGGCTCTTAACTTAGGATTCTCAGGATTCCGTAGAGGATACGACTTCTACAAAACTGATTGGAAATACTTGAACGACCCAACTATGCGTGGTGGAAACTCTTCACTTGCAGGGTCAGGAGGTATTAACGGTCTATTGGTTCCTGCAGGTTCTACATCTGTATATGACCAAATTCTTGGAAAGAACGCTAAGCGACCATACTTACACGTACGTTACCGAGCTTCAGAAACTGAAGACAGACGTTACAAAACGTGGATGACAGGTTCAGCAGGTGGAGCTATGACATCTGATAAAGATGCTATGGAGGTTCACTTCTTATCTGAGAGATGTGTATGTACCATGGGTGCAAACAACTTCGTATTATTCGAAGACTAATAACTAACAAGGGTAGGGTGTCCTACAGGACACCCTTACCTTTTTTTAAAAAATTAAATTAAATTAAAATGAAATTAGAATTAAAAGATAGAGTTTATAAACTCACAAGAAACAGAGCACCATTGTCGTGCATTATTCCCTCAAGAAATTCACCTAGAAGTCCTTTACTTTACTTTGACGAAGAGAAAGGTTACAACAGAGCTTTGCGTTATGCTAAAAATCAAAAGAGTTGTTTTGAAGACGAGCAGGATGGAACAGCAATTATTGAACCGGTAATCTTTGAAGATGGTATGTTACGTGTACCAAAAAGCAATCCCGTGCTTCAAGAATTTTTACACTATCACCCTATGAATGGTAAAAGATTTATAGAGGTAGATTACGGTAAAGATGCTGCACAGGAGATTGAAAAATTAAATGTAGAGGTTGACGCTTTAATTGAAGCCAAGTCTTTATCTCTTGACGAGCTTGAAAACATAGGAAGAGTTTTGTTTAGTAAAGATGTAACTTTAATAACTACAGAAGAGTTAAAGAGAGATGTGTTGGTATTTGCTAAGAGAAACCCACAAATGTTTTTGAGAGCACTTTCTGACCCATCATTAAAACTTCAATCAACTATACAAAGATTTTTTGATGAAAGGTTATTGTCTTTTAGAAATAAAAAGAGAGACGTTTACTTTAACCTTGAAGGCAACAAAAAAAGAATGACAACCATACCATTTGGTATTGACCCAATCGAATATTTATCTGATTGGTTTAAAACAGATGATGGGGTTGACGTACTACAGTTTTTAGAGAAACAACTCTAATAGGTTATATATTTATTTTAAGATACCCATATTGCAAAATATGGGTATTTTTTTTTAATTATCTTTGTAGCATAGTTATCGTCACGAAGACGATTGTGTTAACAAATAAATTATTATAAAATGACAAAATTTTTAAGATTTCCCACTATTGGTGATAGTGGAACAATGTTGTTGAGTGCTAATCACAATTCTCAAGTTCTTTCTACCGGAACTAGTAACGCCTACACAGTACTTAGTCTTACTCCGGGATGGAATCAGGCTATTCAAATTACTTACGAAGGTCCGTATTATTTTAGTGGTGCAGAAACAGGTACTACTTCAAATAGGCTTATTGACTCTAGTGCTGACTTTGTTGCAGCAGGAGTACAGCCGGGAGACTATGTGAAGAGCCTAGTGGGAGGTAAAAATACAGCTACGGTTGTATCAGTAGTTTCAGCAACAGAGCTTGAATTAAACTCTTGGACTCCTGTTGCAGGAGCTTTGTACTCTATATATAGTCCTAGTGGTTCTTTAAAACTTTTAACAGCATTTACAGATGCTATAAATAAAGCCTTTTCTACTAAATGGACAGAGCCTATAGTAGATGTAGATTTACCTTCAGGAGTTAAAATAACAGGTTATAGCTACAACTAAGTTTAATAATTAAAAAAATAAAAAAAATGGAAAAATTTTTAAAAATATCAAACCCCACAAAACCCGGAGGATTTCAATTTGTTAATATTGGTTTATTAATGGATTGTAGAATGTTTGGTCCAACAGCAGTAGTAATGAAGTATCACAATAAATCAGGTTCTACAGACCTATACTTTACAGGTCGAACAGCAGACTTTACAGGAACTACTACTACTTTTGCTCCGAGTGCTAACGGAAGTAATTTACTTATTGATAGCTCAGCAACTTTCATTACAGATGGAGTTAAAAAAGGAGATATAGTACAAGATGTAGGACCTATTACAACAGTTGTTTCTGTAGATTCAGAAACACAGATTACTTTAGCTGACTATAATATTGGAACTGTTGCTCAGAACTATAAAATATGGAGTGATTTCAATGCACCTGTTACATTTATTCAAAATGCTATAGCAGAGGCATTACAGTCAAAATGGACTGAGCCTATTTATGAAGTAAATGATTTTCCTTTTACTTTTACTCCATAATCTATACATAACATTTTAGATTGGGGTAAAGAAGAGTCCGATTTTTATTGGACTCTTTTTTTTGATTATCTTTGTAAGAAAGTATTTACAGATGATAAATTCGGTTAGAAATACAGTATTATCTATACTGAATAAAAATAATTATGGTTACATTTCTCCTGCTGATTTTAATTTGTTTGCTAAGCAAGCACAGCTAGATATATTTGAAGATTATTTTTATCAGTATAATTATCAGATAAACAAAGAGAACGCTAGACAATCCGGAACGGGGTACGCAGATATCACCAAGGGATATGGTGAGGTTATAAATATTTTTTCTGAAACTAAGTTTTTGTCACACGACAATAACAATAAGTTTTTTACACCTAGTCAGATAACCACAAATGATGATTACTATTTACTAAATAAAGTACTTGTGTATACAACACTATTGGCTAGTGGAACTAATGACGCTTTAACAGTTAGCTCATTAGAAGATACTACAGCAGATTTTGTTACAGCAGGAGTACAAGAGGGTGATATTGTTGGTAATACAACAACAAACAATACAGCAATTGTAACTAATGTTACAGCAACTATACTAACCTTGGATGCTGATATATTTACAGTAATAGGTCAAGGGTATGTGGTTTATGATGCAGATATAGTAAATGAAGCGGAAAAAGTTTCTCATAGTAAAATAACTATGTTAAACAATTCATTACTTACAGCTCCTTCTACTATGTTTCCTGCATACACACAAGCAGAACCTACACTGTCTTTATTCCCATCTACTATAAATAAAGTGGGAGGTGTGCAGTGTCAGTATATTAGATACCCTAAAGACCCCAAGTGGACTTATGTAAGTTTAGTTGGTGGGGAGCCATCTTTTGACCAATCACAATCTGATTTTCAAGATTTTGAGTTGACTATATCTGATGAACCCACATTGGTTTTAAAGATATTACAGTATGCGGGTATGTCTATAAGAGAGCTTCAAGCAGTTCAGTTTGGACAGGGGTTAGAAAATTTTGAAGAACAACAAGAGAGATAATAAAATATGGCTTATATATCACAGTATCAATATTACGAGAATGGAGGTAACTCTCCCGAAGATGCGAATTGGGGTTCATACCAATATGTATCACTATACGATATCGTAAATAATTTTATGTTAATGTATGCGGGAAACCACAACCTTGTAAATAATGAAGAAAGATTTAAGGTTTTATTTCACGCAAAGCGAGCAATACAAGAACTTAATTACGATGCGTTTAAGGAGATAAAAATACTTGAGCTTACTGTTGGTAACAACCTAAAGTTTATAATGCCTTCTGACTACGTTAATTGGGTTAGAATATCTGTTTACAAGGATGGTGTATTATATCCTTTAACAGAAAACATTCAAACTAATTGGAGTAGTGCATACCTGCAGGATAATAATGCTAACATATTATTTGATGTTAATGGTAATGCACTTAGTCCTCAGTACTCAAATATAGATTACGATAGAATAAAAGGGAGCAAGAGGTCTATATACCTAAACTCTAACAGTGTGTTTAACGGACACGAAGGATACTGCTGTGATGGGGAATGGTATTTTGATTATGCTATCGGTGCTAGATATGGGTTAAACACAGAAACAGCGAACGCTAATCCAACCTTCAGTATAGACAAAAAATCAGGAGTAATTAACTTTAGCTCTGATATGGCTAACGAGACCTGTATACTTGAGTATGTATCGGACGGTATGGAAAATGGTAATGACACAAACGTAACAGTAAATAAGTTATTTGAGGAGTATGTTTACGCTCATATAGAATATGCAATACTAAGCTCTAAGTTAGGAGTTCAGGAATATATAGTAGCAAGAGCTCGAAAACGTAAAGGTGCATTATTAAGAAACGCAAAGATTAGAATAAGCAACATACATCCCGGTAGACTGTTAATGAACATGAGGGGTAAAGATAAGTGGCTAAAGTAATATGGCAAATACACAAAGAAATTTTGTTTTAGGTAGAATGAATAAGAGTCTTGATGAGAGACTCGTTCCTAATGGTGAATATGTAGATGCATTAAACGTAAGGTTAGGTTCTACCGAAGAAAGTGAGGTTGGTTCAGTAGAGACAGCAAAAGGGAACACACAGCTTACTACGTTGTCTTATGATGGTCAAGACCTCAGTTCATCTGCTAGATGTATTGGAGCTTTTGAAGATGGAGCTAATGAGACCGTGTATTGGTTTGTTCATGATAGTGCGTTTCCTATTTCAGCGGGTGCACCAAATGGAAAGATAGACTTGATAGTATCATATAATGCTAAGGATGCTATAATTAATTATCACGTTATTAGTGTGGGTGAAGCTACATCTACAAATACAACATTAAACTTTGACCCTGAGTATTTAATAACAGGTGTAGACTTGGTAGAAAACTTATTATTCTTTACAGATAATGTAAATCCACCAAGATTTATTAATATAACGAGTGCATACCCTGAGCCAAATGCATCAGGTGTAGATTACAATGGCAACTCAGATTTGTTAGCTGAAAGGTTGTTGGTTATAAAAAGACCACCTTTGTTTGCTCCAAGCATTGAATTAAAAGAAGTTCCTAATGCACAAGATAATTATTTAGAGGATAGATTTATTTCTTTTGCATATAGATATAGATATGCAGATGGAGAATACTCAGTAACGTCTCCTTTTTCAGAACCTGCTTTTATTCCTGATAACTTTAATTTCTCACCAAACAGTAACTTAAATGAAGGAATGACCAATGCTTTTAATTCTGCATTGGTTTCATACAATACCGGTGGACCATTAGTAAAAAGTATTGACCTTTTATTTAAAGAAGGTCAAAACAGTGTAATAAAAATTATAGACAACTTTAATAAACAAGACAGTGGTTTTGCAGATAATTCAACGCAAACATATACGTTTACTATCAAGGTAGACCAACACAATTAGAGTATACGGTTGATTTGTTAAGCACACCTGTGGCAGAAGAGGAAGTAGAAGGAACTGAATTTGCTACTACATATAATATACCATCTAGACCTATTGTTAAAACAACAGATGGAAGTGGGCTTGTAAATTTAAGTTCTTTTGTAAATGACTTAAAAGAAGGAAATACATTAACATTTGATATAACCTTTAAACACGGAGGATTTTCACCATCAACAATACCGGGCAGACCTGTACCTACTACAGAAACAGGTACAATAAACATTGATTTTTCAATTACATTAAGTCAGGATTATAATAGCGTATATCAGTTAGCAACAAGTAATGAATTTGTAAACAAAGTAGGAAGCATAAGTCCTAGAAATATAAAGTTTGTTTATGCTCCAACAGGACCTACGTCTTGTGATGGCAATACATTTACAGATGAATTTAACTGTAAGATACCTGCCACCCTACAGTCTCCAACAGCAAGTGGTTCAGTAAAAAAATGGGGAAGTGCAACAAGTGGTAACGCTCTTGTTGGAACAACAGCTTTTACAACTAACGAGCCAATACAAATTCTTGCAGCTTCATCGGGATTGCTAAAAGATACAATCATATTTAAACTGCCTTATATGAGGTTTGTTAATGATTTAAATGATGGTACTGACACAACAGAGGATATATACGAGTTTTATGATATAACATTTATAGGTGTTACACTAAGAACTACATCAAACATAGGAAGCCTTCATAGTAATAGAGGATATGAAACC